TAACAGTAAAACAAGGAGATAAATAATGGCTTCACCAGAATCACTATCGAAACCAGAACTAGTTGCTCAAGTTCGAAAGCTAACTCAAGAGCTAAAAAGACTTCTTCATGAAAATGAAGAATATATTAAAAAAACTAAAAACAGTGTTGCATCTACTGAGTCATTAAACTTTAATGCTAAGGCTCTTTCCTTTATTGTAAAAGGACCAGGAGCATTTGAAGTACACATGATGGATTATGATTCAGAAGCAGGACAAGGAGTTGTTAGTGAAAAATTATTATTTGATAAAGTACATATGGCAGAATTTGAAGCTGCTAAATTATTTCATACAAAACTATTAAAGGAGAACAAATGAAATTAACTGCTCTTGAACAAAAGTTCAAAGATCTAATCAATTCTTTACCAGAATCAGTTCGTTATGATTCTACGCCAATTATTCAAAAGATTGATGAACTTACTTTAGGTTGTCAATTAAAGCTTGAATTACTTAAGGATAACGATGTATCTGGTAATCCAACGACAATAAGTAAAGTAACTGTATTTGCCCATGGCAAAAATATTATTGATGCTCAATACAATGCTTTTAAATTAGCATTAGTACAGCTTAAATTATTATAGGAGGTATTATGTTAATGTCTTCAACTATTAGTAAAATTGCTCCAGCTTTAGTAAAAGCTCAGTCTGAAATGGGAAATGCGATTAAAGATTCTAAAAATCCATTTTTTAAAAGCAGTTATGCTGACTTAAATGCTGTTAGAGAGGCTACTCTTCCAGTATTTAATAAATATGGAATTTCAGTACTTCAGCCGACTATTATCTTAGATGGTAAGAAATATGTTCAAACTACTCTTCTTCATGAGTCTGGAGAGTACATTGCATCTCTTACTGAAATATTGCTTCAAAAAGAAAATGATGCTCAGCAACAAGGAAGCGGAATTTCTTATGCAAGAAGATACGGTTTACAATCATTAGCAAATGTTGGTTCTGAAGACGATGATGGGAACGCTGCCAGTGGAAAAGCAGTATCGGCTCCTGCAAGAGTTACAGCTTCCTCAGTAAAAACTGAAGCTGTTGGTGATCTCGAACCTAAACAAGCGGCAGCATCTGCTAATGCTGTACCAAATGGGAAATCAACAGATTTTTCAAACAGAGCTAGACAACTAAGGAGACCTGATGGAAACTCAACAGCCCCAGCAGCAAGAAACGAAGACTTCTAGAGAAGAAATCGATTTTGATGCATTAAGTACAGAAGCAAAGTTAGGAACCTTAATTGAAGAGACCGAAGGAGAGCTTAAAAATATTGAAAAGCTTTTAGGTAGACTTAGTAAAAAGCAAATGGAAAGAATATTGCTAATTACTTTGAGTTATCCTTTAAAACAATTAAGACCTGGACATGATGAAGCAGAAAGATATGTTTCTAACATTGCTACAAAGATTGAACATTTAAAAATACTAACAATTAAGATCGCAAGTGATCTTGATAATGAACAAAAGGAAAATGCAAATGGAAAAGAAACCCTTCAACAAGAATCGTAAATACGTAAATCTTGGCGTTATTATGTCAGGAAAAGATGGCGGATCTTATATCGCTATCGATAGTAAAGTTGAGCTAGTAATCAATGGTACTAAGTTTACTGGAAAGTATATTTCATTAAACAGTCCTGCTGATAAATTTGCTAGAATGCTACAAAAAGGTTCTATTACTGAACAAGAGTATGAAGATAAAGTTGCAAAAATTCCTGAGTTTATTAAAAAAGATGTTGTAGTTGCTTTAGAATAGTGTTTTAATATAGTACCCCATGGTATAAACTTGGGGTATATCTTTTTACGAGGTTAAAATGGGAGAAAAGCCAATGTTTATTAGAGTATGTGAAGGTTTAAATGATATCGGTAAATTAGTCCCTATAAATGACTATACTTCCTATATTAAAGATTTAAATAAAGACCATTATACGTCTATATACCATTATACTGAATCCCATAAAAAACAAGCCGATGAAATAATTGAAATTGAAAGAGATGGAAAAAAGATCAAAAGACCCAGAGGAGTTTCTGGAATAACCGATGTTACTACCAATAAACTTGTCTGGGACTTTGATTCTTCTTCATTAGAAGATGCTAGAAAAGATTGCTTAGAATTAGTTAATAGATTGGAAGCTAAAGGAATTGTTTCTGACAACATCAATATTTGCTTTAGTGGAAATAAAGGATTTGCTGTAGAAGTAAATAGTACTGATACATTTAATCCCTCTGAGTTTAAAAATATAGTAACAGCTTTAGCTTCTGATTTAAAAACATTCGATCCGAAAGTTGTAAACCCTAGTAGAATTTTTAGGGTTCCATTTACTAAACATATTACTTCAGGTCTTTATAAGACTCCATTATACAAAGAAGAATTACAGAATCTTAGCATAGAGGGAATTAAAGAATTATCTAAAACTTCTTCAAAAATAGATGTAGAGTATTTAACACATAAAAGTATTATTCCTATGTCTATAAAAATGCTTAAGATTGCTAAAAAAGAAGTAAAGAAAAAAGTTGAGATGCAAGTTAGCGATTTGGATTTAAAAAATAAACCTGAGTGGTTATCTAACTGGAAATTTGCATTATCTAGAGGATTGTTTAAAGAAGGTACTAGAAGTTTTGCTTTAACTATTCTTGCTGCAACATGTAGAGCTCAGAACTTATCTAAGATTCAGACATATTACTTTCTAAAGGCAGCTGCTGACGAACAGAGTGATAGATATGGTTCTGAGAAATTCAGTAAAGATGAAATATGGAAAAACATAATTGAAGTTGTATTCGGTCAAAACTGGCAAGGCGGTTCTTGGTCTGAAGAACATTTTCCAGATGATATCAAACAACACTTACTTGATTTAGGAATACCTAGAGGTAATGTAGTAGAGGATAAGGGGCTGGAGAGTGTGAGTGATATTAGCGGAGTCTTTACAGACTATGCCGAAAATATCGACAAAAATACAATTAAGACCGGAATACCTGGACTAGACGGAATTGTTAGAATTACAACATCAATGATGGTAGGACTTCTTGGAGCTCCTGCCGGTGGTAAAAGTGCAACAATATTAAATATACTAAGAAATATGTCATTGTCAGGAGAGTCTTCTGTATTTTTCTCTTTAGATATGGGAAGACCTTTAATATTTCAAAAAATGGTACAGCAGCTTACAGGATTTGATTCCGATTATTTATTTAAAATATATCAGCAAAAAAATGAAGAAAAAAAACAATTTATTCAAAAAACCATAGAACACAATTATCAAAATGTTCAACTATGTTTTAAAACTGGAGCAACAGTTGAAGATCTAAAAAAATATATAATAGATCATGAGCAAACTACTGGAAAAAAAGTTAGATTAGTTGCTGTAGATTATTTAGAAAAAGTTCTTGGTCCATATTCAGATGCTACTGCAAATTCAGGATATGTAGCCGCTAAGCTTCAGGAATTAGCAAATGATTTAAGATTGTGTGTTATATTGCTTTTACAACCTCAAAAGATGGTAGGGGTCCCTAGCGATCCAATACTTTCATATAGAAATATTAAAGGTGCGAGTGTTATAGAACAAGATTGTCGTATTGTATTGTCTTTGTGGCGAGAAGGATATAATCCTCAAAGCTATGAAAATGATAAGTTTATAACATATGCTGTTCTTAAAAATACAATGGGACAATTAGGACAAGTGGAATGTGGATGGGACGGATTAAAGGGAGAGGTATTTGAGCTTGATGATATGGAAAAAGTAGAGCTAAAAGAATTGAAAAAATTAAAATCACAACAAAAAGCAATAAAAGAAGATTGGTAATGAAAAATATAACCTATTTAGAATCCGAAATATTTCTTCCCTATCCTAAAAATACTAAATATCTAGTATCAAATAAAGGAAGAGTTTACAGTTTGTCTACTAATAGATTTATAAAACAAACCCTCAATCGAGGAGGATATCTTTGGTGTAACATAAGTTCTCCTGAGACCTACGGAGTAGCAAAGAGAATTCATAGACTAGTTGCTGAAACTTTTTTAGAAAAATCAACAGACGATAAACCTGATATAAATCATATAGATGGAATTAAAACTAATAACTGTGTTGAAAATTTAGAGTGGTCTAATAAATCTTTAAACGGAAAACATGCCTATAAATTAGGATTAAATAGAGATACTAGTCTTAAAGAAGATAAACACCCTATGAGAATTATAGATAGTTCTATTGCTAGGGAAATAAAAGAATTATTAAAAACAAATCTACCAAAATCTGAAATAGCTAAAAAACTTGGAATAACTCCTGCTATAGTATATCATATATCTAGAGGTAAAACTTGGAAAAATTCATAAAGAGGATTTCTAATGTCAACATTAAAAATGATTGAAGGCCAAGAAGCATATACATATTTTCATCAAGAAATACAATTAGTCAAAGAAGAAGTGACCAATCTAGATGATGAGGCACTAGTTGATGAATGTTATTCTATATTAATGCAATTCCCAAGTTCAGATCTTGATAAAATAATGAATTACTACGAAAAACATAAAAGTTTAACTAGTATTCAAAGGAAATCTCTTGAAGGTTTCTATATTTTAGCATACACTGAATTATGTTGGAGTGATAATGGACAAATTTTACATATTAGATGATGATAACTTTAATTCAGTAAAAGAGTATTTACAAAGTACTCAATACTCTATTAAAAATGATCTAGTAATAACTAATGACTATGAAATAGAGTTTGATCCTAAGTATCAGTTTTTTATTCAAGAGCTTAAAACCCTATCCCACAATTCATTAATCTATGGAAAAGATACTACTCCAGGAATTACGGCAATAGAGGTTGTTGATGGAGAGACTTGGATATTTACTTCTGATGGGAAGATAACTAAAAAGCAACATTACTTCTGGGTTCTTGCTACTAAGCCCTTAGAGCATGGATTTTTTCGTTTAGAAGGAATGCAGCATTATTGTTATATGAAAGAATTCCCCACTAAAAATTCTTACTATGGGTTCTTAAAAAAAGCAGAGAATAGAAAATGGGATACCTTTACGGTATATAATGATAAAGAATCTACAATGATTCTAAATGGTTATACTTTCTATAAAGGCATGTCCATATCAGATTTGGGAGTACTATCCTTTGACATTGAAAGTAATGGATTGGCTCAAGACGATGAATCAAATATTTTTATTATAACTAGTGTCTTTAAAAAGAATAACGAAATAATAGAAAAACATTTTAGATTAGACCAATTTGCAGATGCTGGTAAAATGCTAGATGCATGGTGTCAGTGGGTTCAAGTTATTAATCCGGATATAGTAAATGGTCATAATATTATATCATACGATTTACCGTATATGACTCATGTTGCCAAGTTATATGGGACAACCCTTAAATTAGGAAAAGATATAAGCGATATATCATTTTCTCCAAGAGAGTCTCAGTATAGGGTAGACGGCTCTCAAACTTGGGCATATAAGAAGGTTAGCATATTTGGTAGACAAGTTATAGATGGAATGTTTCTAGCCGTTAAATACGACATAGGGCGTAAATATGAGAGCTGGGGATTAAAGGCTATAGCTAAAGCTGAAGGTTTAAATAAAGTAGATAGACAGTTTTACGATGCATCTTTAATTGGTAAAAATTGGCACGATCCTATTGAACGAGAAAAGATTTGTCAGTATGCTATAGATGACGCTCAAGATTCAATGAAGTTATTTGAGCTAATGATTCCTTCATATTTTATCATGTGTCAAATGGTTCCAAAGCCTTTTCAAATGCTTATTGAAGGAGCTAGTGGTAGCTGGTTAAATACAATGATGATTCGTTCATATTTACAAGAAGGTGGAGCTATTCCTAAGGCTTGTGAAGTAGATAGATTTGAAGGAGCGATAAGTTATGGAAATCCAGGAATCTATCGTAACTGCTTGAAATTAGATGTGGCTAGCTTATACCCATCTATAATGTTGGAGTATAAAATTTACGATAAGATTAAAGATCCTAAGAATAACCTATTAAAGATTTTAGAATATGTTAGAACTGAACGGTTAAAAAATAAGAAAATTGCAAAAGAAACGGGAAGTTCATATTATCAAGCATTGGAAGGTAGTCAAAAAATAATTGCAAATAGTATGTACGGATTTATGGGAACTAATGGGTTAAGTTTTAATTACCCTAAAGGGGCAGCAGAAGTTACTAGAAAAGGAAGAGAGATACTAGAAAAATCAATACAATGGGCAACTAGCAAACCATACAGCTATTGGAAAGAAAAAGACATTCCAGAGGAAACTAATGAATAGTTATAATTTTATATTAAATAATGCTGATACGGATTCGATTATGGTTAGTAAACCAGATGGGTCAGAGTTTTCAACAGATGAACAACAAAAATTATTAGATGAATTAAATTCTTTATTCCCTGAAAATATTAAATTCGAACACGATGGGTATTTTAAATGTGTTGTAGTTTTAAAAGCTAAAAACTATGTATTATGGGATGGTAAAAAGATTAAGACCAAAGGGTCGGCATTTAAATCATCGACAAAAGAACCAGCTTTAGCAGAGCTTTTAAATGTCGTAGTTAACTCATTAATCCATAATGGGGAAGATTATACGGATATATACGAACGATATGTATCGGAGGCTATGGATATAAACGAAATATCTAGGTGGTGTGTTAAAAAATCAATAACAAAGAAGTTATTGAACGGTACTCGAAAGAATGAAACCAAGGTACTAGATGCTTTAGATATCGATGATTTACAAGAAGGCGACAAAGTATATCTATATAATGCAATTGATGGTGAAGTTCAAGATAGTGCTAAAGGTGAATTGGTGTTCTATAAAGATGGTAGGCCTAAAATGATACCTAATAAAGTTCTTAAATTATCAGAAGAATTCGACGGAAATTACAATTATCTACATTATGTTAAAAGAGTTTATGATACTATCAGTATTTTAAAATCAGTTATTGACATGGATAAAATAACAAAGTATCATCTTTCTAAGTTCCAACCTTTATTGGATAAGTATAAAAAAAGTATATAGGAGAACATATGTCAAAAATTATAGATATAAATAGTGCAAAAAACAGTAGTCTACAAAAAACATTAATACGAGTAGATTTTCAGAAATCATCGGTTAGTGAATTGTATCTCTCAACTACAGAGGACGATTTAGTTTCTCAAAAGGTATTAGTGTCTAATGTTGAGGATAGTAAAAGATTTGCTGAGATTATTGAAATGCCTTATGATGGCGGTTACAACATAGTAGTCAGTAATAAACCTATATTTCTAGACTATGCTCAAGCTCTTGAGTTATATGTAGCGTTAGATCGTATGTATAAGTTAGATCGAGGAATTGATAAGTTAGAGGAAGTTTAGACTATGGATTTTAATAAAGTAGCAAATATGACGGGAATTGCATTATTTGGATCATTGTTTATAGTGTCAATTATGTTAGTGGTATATGGAGTTATTTCTTTATGGAAAAAGATAAAGCAATTGTAGATGTTGACCAACAATTTGTAACATGGTTTAATAGTACTATGCAACCGATGAATCATTATGATTTATTGAAAATGACTTATAAGGCAGGGTATGACGCAGCAAATAACAGTACCAGAAAATGTCCAATCGTTACTGAAGTTTTTGGAGATAAACTTAAAAGAGAAGAATGATCTAGGTATTCAAATTATATTTAATAGATTATTTAATTTAAAATATTCATTAGAACAAATACTAGCAATGGCTCGGATAGTGATACCTGAGTCCGTTAAAATAATAAGGAGCGACAATGCTAAAAGTAATAAATTGGTTAATAAGTCTTCTATTCGGAAAGAAAAAAGAAGTAGTGAATCCGGACTATCTAAAAGGTCAAGTAGCAGAGATCAAAAAAGCAAACGTAGAAATCCAAAAACAGGTAGAGGAAAAGAAAGCTCAAAAGAACAGCGGATCTGAAATTGAAGATTACTTTAACAAATAAGGAATACTTATGAAATTATTAGTTATAATTGGAATATTATTCCAAGTATCTACAGCCCATGCTGCTTGTGATAAAAATGTTCAATATGTCAAAGAAAACGAACAAATTACGGCAAAATGTGATGGGTTCTATGTAAAATTTGATACAATGAATGAATTAAAGAATAACGATGAAATACTTAAACTAAAAGAAAAAGAGATTGTTAATCTAAAAGACATTTCTTTTAAGCAAGAACAAATTGCTGGGTATTATCAGGACAGAGCAAACTTTTTAAATGCTGAACTTAAAAAAGAAGAAAGTCGTTCTTTTTGGAAAGGTACTGGAATGTTTGTTTTAGGTGTTCTAGTTACTGGAGCAGCGTCATACGTTGCAATACAGGCAACTAGATGAGATTTATTTTAATCGATTCTGTAAAGCTTTCTAGAATTTTTACAGTAACCTTCTTATTACCGGAGTTTAAATTCGATAAACGATCTGATGTTTTATATGGAGATACAAGCGATACTGTTGCTAGTTTTCCGACAATCATTAGGCTTACTATTAGTAATACGAGTTGCGAAGAACGAGTAAAACTGATAGGATGTATATTGGGTATTGGCTTTGAAATGTATCTATCTTGGAGTAAAGAATTATGAAAAAAAGAATAAAGCATTCTGGGACTATATTGGTTATTCCCGATTTACACTGTCCATTTGAACATAAAGATTCATTAGCTTTTTTAACATACTTAAAAAAGAAATATGATCCAAATTTAATTGTAAACTTGGGCGATGAAGCTGACTTTCATTCCGTTTCTTTTCACTCCCATCATCCAGATTTGCCTAGTCCTGGCGATGAACTTAAATTTGCAATCAATCATTTAAAGCCTCTATATAAATTATTTCCTAAAATGTTAGTATTAGAATCTAATCATGGTTCTTTAATCTATAGAAAACAAGTAGATGCTGGATTGCCTAGAAAAGTATTTAAAAGCTATAATGAAATTTTAGATGCTCCTAAATCTTGGGAATGGATTGGAGAATTGATAATTGATACAGAATTAGGCCCAGTTTATTTTTGTCATGGAAAGTCTGGTGGTGCCGGTAAATTAGCCAGTCAATTGGGTATGAGCTGTATTCAAGGACATTACCATTCATTAAGTCAAATTCATTGGATAAGCACTCCAGAAAGGCTTATGTTTGACTGCCACGTTGGTTGTTTAGTTGATGATACAAGTTTAGCAATGGCATACAATAAACTTACAGTAAAGCGTCCTATATTAGCAGCCTTAATTATTGATAAAGGTGTTCCTTTTTTAATTCCTATGTTACTAGATAAAAACGGTAGATGGGTTGGTCCTAGTGGTAATAAAAAAACTGGCAGCATAAGTAAGAAGTAGTTATGGTTAAAATTATTAAAAGACCAAGTAAAAAAAGAATTGAGTTTGACGTTAAAGGTCGTAAATGGGCCTTTTCGTTAGCTATGGATTCTTCTTATAAACGTAAATGGGGAAGCGATTCTTGTGCCATTACTATATTTGAAGATCACGAGGTTTATTTTAGAAAAAGTGAATTTACTCCAAATACCGTTAGGCATGAAGTTTTTCATGTGTATGTATATGAATCCTTAACTAATTCTGCAGACCTTAGTAGTGATCAAATGGAAGAATTATGTGCAGAAATTATGGGAGAGCATGGAGTTGAAATTTGTAGCCTATCTGATATAATATATCATAAACTTTTAAGAGGATCCCACAATGCTTGAAGTTGGAGATACTGTAAAATTAAATACCGATTTGCCTACTGTACATCCTGAATTAATCTATGGATTAGAGGGAAGAGTTATTGAAGTAGACAATCAAACTGAATGTGCCTTAGTTGACTTTTGGGCAACTAGAAAGATTGTTCCTTTTATTGTTTTAGACTTCATAAGTCGACCTATTAAACCGGTTATACAACCTATTAAAGAGGTTGATAATGTAGACCTTAGTGACGATGAATACCTAGAACTTTTTGATAATGAAACCGATCCTCCAAAATTTGATCCAGTAGATAAACCTAAACATTACGCTCACAGTAAGTTTGAAACTATAGAAGTTATTGGAGAATGGGGCGGAAAAGAAATGTATCATGGATTTATGTGGGGAAATGTAATTAAATACTGTAGTAGGTATAAACATAAAAATGGCGTAGAGGATCTTAAGAAAGCAAGATTTTATCTAGATCGTTTAATCAAGGATTTAGAATGAGCTCTCTTGAAAAAGTTCTATATAATAAATTAAGTGATAAGCAATATTTTATAATAGCTGAAGAATTTATCAACCAAGGTCATTCAAGAAAAAATTCATTTGAAATGGCTGGACATTTAATTGAAACAATGTCAAAATTATTAGCAGATGAATACGAAAAAGGAACATTAAATGAATATCCTAATAAAAGTACTAAACGAAGCCGCTAAGATCCCTCAATACGCTAAAGAAGGCGATGCTGCTGTTGATCTAATTGCTACATCACTAACTTATACCGATGGTTATGTTGAAATGGGAACTGGGCTTGCTATTGAAATACCTGAAGGATATGTAGGACTACTACTACCTAGATCTAGCATATCGAATACTGGCTTATCATTTTGTAATTCATTAGGAACTATAGACTCTGGTTATAGAGGTGAGTTAAAAGTTAGATTCTATAACGTATCTCCAGGTCTTAAATATAAGGTTGGTGATAAAATTGCTCAGTTAATGATATTACCTTATCCAAAATTAACTTTTACATTATCATCAGATTTATCAACAACATCTCGAGGTAATACAGGATGGGGGTCATCTGGTAACTAAAAATTTAATTTCATTATTTATTAAAAGATCTTGGACTAATATGAATATTAGATGTGGAAAATATAAACATTTACAAACTGCTAATAAAAATAAATGCTATAAAAATATAACAATTGAATTTACTAGAGAAGAATATAAAAATTGGTGCTTAAATCAACGTGATTATATTTTAACATTAAAAACCCCGTCAATTGATAGAATTGATAGTTTAAAAAATTATTGCATAGATAATATTCAAATTATAGAATTAAAAAAAAATATACAAAAAAAGAATTTAGGAAACGAATACATTACGGGTCCTAAATGTAAAACACTCAGAGGAATAAGAAAATCTAATAGTAAATATCAAGCAAGAATATGTTATTATAAAAAAGAAATAAATTTAGGAGTATTTGACAATAAAAAAGATGCATATATATGTTTTTATAATAAATTTCTAGAACTTAGAGGATTTGAACCTTTTGATTTAATTTTGTTGGAGAATGTTTAAACATGATTGATAAAAAAACTAAAGGGAAGATTATTGCTTCCCTTAGAAGATTAACATATACTCATCCTGCTAGAAATGAAGCTAAACGTCTCCAGAAGATCGATAAAGCTCTGTTTAAATGTGAGTGCTGTCAATCGTATTGCTATGATGGAAAGAGTGTTAAAACCTTTAATGAATACGTTATTAAGTATCCTGGCAATTCTGTGCAAATGATTAAAGTTCAAGTCGATCATAAGAACTCTGTTATCCCTATAGAGTCTGGATGGAAATGGGACTGGAATGAATTTGTTGATAACCTTTTTTGTGACATAGATAATCTTCAATTATTATGTGAAAATTGTCACGATATTAAGACAAAAAAAGAGCAAGAACAGCGTACAGAGCTTCGACGCCTCAATAAACAAACCTTAGACATTTGACTAAATAATAAACATCGTATAATATACTATTAACGCCTTACGCGTTTAAAGGAGTATTATGAAGTTTTTATTAATCTTAGTCATGTGTTTATCGGTTTCTGTATCACATGCTAAAAAAATTGTACTAACCGAAGCTAATAGTATTAGCATCAATCAACCAATTACATCAGAATTTGTTGCAGTTAAGTCTGTAGAAGTTTTGAAGAAAGCGGCTGCTCTTGCGAAAGGTGAAGAATTATACTTAGTTCTTTATACTCCAGGCGGTAGTGTTATTGCTGGAAATTCATTTATTGATTTGATTGCTTCTCTTCCTGTAAAAGTAAACACCATTACATTATTTGCAGCATCTATGGGATACCACATTGCTCAAAGTTTAGGAACAAGGTATATTACTCCTTCTGGAATTCTTATGAGTCATAGAGGTGCTATCTCTGGAATTGGTGGACAAATTAATGGAGAGTTGAATAGTAGAGTTGCTTTTTTTACTGAAATGACTAATATAATGGATGCAATTGTTGCTAAACGATTGAATCAATCTCTAGCTGCATATCAAGCATCTATTGTTAATGAACTTTGGTTAAATAGTCCAAAAGCTCTTGAAAGTCATAATGCTGATGAACTTGCTGAAGTTAGTTGTTCTAAAGAATTAGCTAGTAAAACTGAAGTACAGAGTATGCAAACTTTATTTGGATCAATGGAAGTAGAGTTCTCTAAATGTCCATTAATTACTGCTCCGATCGGATTAAAATCTGGCAGTGATAAAGCTTTCTCTAGAGTAAAAGCTTACTTTAGTAACATTGTTCCGTTTATCTATCAAAGACTATAGAGGTATTTATGTCTAATGCTTCTCTTAAAGAACTGTTAGATCTCCTTGATAAATCGCAGGAGGAGGCTAAATCTTCTCCTGCTCAAAAAAAGAAAGCTACTAAAGAGTGGACTGTTACTAAATTTGTTAGAGAATTTAATATAACTGCAGGTCCTAAAAGAATTCATAACTATATAATTTTTTATTACTACAGAACTAAATATTCAGTAGATCCAAGGAACTTATTAGGAAAGATTGGATTCTTTAAAATACTCTCAAAGATGTTTCCTAGGGCTCGAGTTGGAAAACAAAGATATTACTTATTAGATCCTTCTTCTTTTGATTTATCTAGAGAAGGCAAATTAGAGGCAAAATATTATGACCAAGCATACAAAATCAGCCAAGCCGCCACAGTCAAAGCAAAAAAGGCAAAACGTCAAAAGGCCCGAGCTAAAAAAGAACATGAATCTAAAATCTAGACAAGATTATATGGATACTGGATATACTAGAGGTGTTAAAGATGCTTCTGGTAGACAAGTCATGAGACCGTTAACCAGTGAAGAAAAAGATTGGTTAGCACAGTTCTATAAAGAGTGGTTAAACGCTGATAAAAGAAATGCTAGCTTATATACTGAAGATGAAGAATGGAAGGCTATATATAACGAAAATAACTCTAGAAATCGATGTTTGTATAATCAGGCTAAAAAGACAGGAAAGCTTACAGGATACCACTTTGATATAAGTGATCGTAAACTAATAAAAGAACTTGGAGAGCACGATTTAGAACTCATGCTCATACACGATAGAGAATTGTATAAGAAAGAAGATAAAGAATAGTTAGAATAATTTAGACAGATTTACTATCCCAATAATCAATCCAACACATAATGATAGAATAGCAATAAATTTAGCAGCACCTTGCATATAAGCTACATGTTTTTCAACTGGCTTAAGATCGTCTTTAAAATCTGCTAAAGATGTTTCTAATATATCTGTGCGCTTTATGTGATATTCTAATGAGGCGGTATTTTTCTCAAGAATAAGACCGATACTATCAAGTCTATCATCAAGTTTATCCAGCTTATTTTCTAATTTATCAAATCTCTCATCCATGACTTAATTCCCTTTTCGGTTTTAATTTTTAGCTAGATATCGCTTTGTTGATCCAAACCTAAGTCTATTAGCTACTTCATTAGCTCTTTGTGGAGTTTGTTTTGCCCACTTAGAATCCAATGCTTCTTTATATGCAGTTTCATAGTCATTGTTCTGTAAAGCTGACAACATTTTATTAAATCCTAATGTTCCAGTTTTACCCATTTGAAATACCATTTCAGTAAGAGCTTCTTTTTGAACAGGATCTAATTGACGTATTCCTTTTGCATTCATTATACTATTAGCATCTGAAGACGCTTTATTAATATTTTGTTGCAACATATTATCAGCTTCTTCTGAAGAGATACCTTTAGTCATAATTTCATTAAGTCTTTCTGGACTATATTTATTTTTTAATAATTTGTCTCCATAAGCAAGCGTGGGAGCTCCACCTTCAATAGATTCATGAGGCATCCATGTATCTGTACTAGGATCATATCCTTTCTTTACACTATTTTCATAAGATTTTAATCTATTAAATAATTCATTACTTACTGGTTGCTCAGTAGGAATTGCAAGTTGTTCATTAGATATTTCTTGAGTCCCTAAATTTTGATCTTTTGGACTGTCAATTCCTGCTAACTTTTCTAATAAGGATTGTAATTTTCCACTCATTATTCATCCGCCTCTATGTTAAATTTTTTCATCATAGCACCGAAGGCTGGTTGTGATTGTAGATTAAATAATTCTCTACCTCTTTCTTGTTTATTTTCAGTATTTAAAGCTCTTTGTAAAGATTCTTTAAAATTATTCATCCAAGGTTTTGGATCAGATTCTATAGCTTGCAATGCTTGACTTAACTTATCATTTGAATAATTCTTATTCGGAGACATTCCGGGAAGAGTCAATTGAGTTTTTTCCATTCTTTGTAAAAAAGAATCATTTGGATTTACTTTAGGTTTATTTCCCCATCCAGCAAATGCAGATTTGGATTCAATATATTTATCTGCCTTTTCTTGACTTGGAACTAATGCACTTCCTATGTCACTAATGGTTCCAGGTATTGCCATTGCTGTTTCGCCAGCTTGATCTGCAGCAAGTTTAGCCATTGCTACTGTTGTAGAATCGCCTTTTGCTTTATATTGTTTAAACAATTCTAATTTATCTTTAGCTGATTCCGGATTCCACATTTTACGAGCTTCTCGAACTAATGGACTTAATGATGCTGCTATTCCAGGAATTGCTCCAACTCCAGTAGCTGTAGTAAGCAGACCGGCTCCAGTTGCTGCTGTATCTACTCCAGTTAGGGCAGCAGAGTATGCTAGAGCTTCTTCTTCGGTTAATCCAGCATCAAGAGCTTCATCTCTTAACATTTTTGCGGATATTGCAGGAGCAATAACCCCTAGTGATTTTCCGAGACCTTTAACACCTTTCATTAAAGTTGGATTATTTTTAGCAAATGTTCCTACTATATCTCCAAATTTACCAGCATATCTTAGAGCAGCATTTGGTGATCGAGATTTAGTAACAACATCAGCAGCAGCTTCTCCAGCATCTACTGTATCTCCTCCAACTCTTTTGAGTAAAGCAAGTCTCTCCGCATCTTCTTTAAGAGCATCAATAGGTTCTAAAACATTTGGAATTAAATTTCCAGATTCATCAACATTTTGCATTAATGTTTGTAAGGCATTTGCTTTCTCTCTTAACGTATTATTAGTTACATCAGTTGCTTTTAACCCTTGTTCTGCTTGGTCTAATATTATAGCTTTCATTTTATTAACAGTCGGATCTGCTACTGTAAATTTTTTAGTAACTCCAGATCCTTCAAGTCCAGCATTTGGAATTATAGAATCAGGATTTACAGAAAGAGGAGGATTTTTAACACTATCTACAATCTTTGTTTTATAATCCGTAATTCCAGGAAGTATATCTTCAAAATCTTTACCTAAGTCACCATAGATGGTTTGTTGTTTCCCCATATTCGGGATCATTAAATCTTCTCTTTGTCTTAAAATTTTAAGAGCTTCTTGGGATTTTCTATTAAAGTCTAATTCTTTACTTGTCAAAGCCGGTTTTGATGTAATGTTTAATTTATCTATTAATGCTTTAGCATCATCGGGAGATAAGCTTTCATTTATAATTCTTTGTATCTCAGGCTCAACTTTTACTTCTATAGGATTAAATGCTCCATAAGGAATTTTCTCTGAAAAAACTTTAGAAGATCCGCTTGTTTTTGGTATATTTACAGATACCTCTGTTGTTGGAAAAATAAGATTTCCATTAACAATTTCAGGCTTTCCAAAATGTAATGTATTTCCTCTATTAAGAGATAGTTTTTTGTACTCATCTAATTTTTTACTTATGTCTGATACATCATTTTCAGCAGAAACTTTAATACTGCCTAACTTAGCAGAGGGTGCAGGAGTTTCTGTAGGTATGTCATCTATTGTAGAAAACAATCTACCTTGTTCTTCTGATATTGGACTAGAAACTGTATCAATTCCTTGTTTATTCTTTAAAAAACTGTATTCATCCATTTGATCTTGAAGGGTTTTTCTAAGTTCATCGGGACTGCTAATTTCTGTTAATTTCTTTGGACGAATTATTGAGGACTTTTCTCCAACTTTAACATTTTTACTAAAACCATCTGTCTCTAATAACGATTTTAGTTCCTTAGCTTCGAATGGAAGATCTGGATTATCTACAACTGACATAAGATCTGGAAGAATGTCATCGCTTTTGATTCTAATTCCAGAAGCTATTGCTTTCTTTCTTAGTTTGTCAATAGCTTCTCCAGATTGTTTTCTTATTTTTGCTAAATCTATTGAAAGTTTTTCAGTTGCTTCTGTAACTTTTTTAGTAAAATTTTCAGGAAGAGCCTTATCATAAACACTCTTACCTTTTTTAGCGTAATCGTATACATCTACTACATCTTTTCCTACGCTCTTTTTTACTAGAGCTTTAGCAGCAGGAACAACACCTCTTTGTAATACATAATTTCCTGCGATAGGGGTGATATTTAAATCTATTGTGTCGTTAGGAATTTCATTTTGGGGACTTTCTTCCATAAATGCAGAAGTGTCAATACCTTCCGTGTTATATTCTTTAGGCTCTGGTATTTCAACAAAAGCGGAAGTGTCAATACCTTCCATGTTATATTTTTTATTTTCTTCCATTAGCCTGTCCCTTTAAATACTCAAAAGCTTCAGTTTCTGATACTCCAGGATTAATTTTCATAAATTTATCTATAGAAGATTGTTGTGCTTCTGTATATTTAGGTTTAGTATTTATCACTGGTTTTTGAGTTGGAGATACAGGGTTTGGAGAAGCAGATGGAGTTGAATTAGGATTAGATTGTTTGGAATTATTTTCTAAATCATCTTGAATGTCAGCAGGTTGAATTCCTATTGCTCCGTATATATCGTCATCTGTAAAACTATCTTTATAAGTTGATTTTAATCTTCCAAAAACATTTTTATATGTCTTATTTATATCTACAGTTATTAATCTACCTAATTCTCCGACAGAATCTTTTAATCCTTTTTCCACTTCATGAGTTAATTTCCCAGTACCGCCGGCTGTTACATACGACATAAACTTCTCTCCCCAAGGCTTAGCTTCAATATATCTTGTAACGTCCGAAGTAGTCAATGCTCCTTTTTCTCCCATAGCTTTAGCCATTTTAGCTCCCAATTGTGATAATGCTGTAGGATTTCCAGATTGAGCTTGATTAACAAGAGCATAAACATCATTTAATGCTTTATTTTGTTCAACATTATCTTTATATGTAGGATCTTTTGATAATAAATTAGTAGCATTTGTTAATAATTGTACTCTTTTATATCCTTGGTCTTTTTCTTCTCTTCTTTTATCTCTTTCTTCCGATAGTTTAAATCTATTTTCATCTAACGCTAATTGAGCTTTTTGATATGGAGTTAAAGTTCCTTCTTTTGCTGCCTTAAGTAATTCTATTTTTTGTTTTTCTGTCAACTGTTGATTAGAAATTCTAGCCAACATTTCATTTTCTCTAGCATTATTTACTAATTTAGCTTGTTCTAAATATTTAGGATCTATCTTAGTGAATTGTAATGGAATCGGTGCTGACATATATTTTCCACCAGCAGTGGCAGAATACGTTAAAGCTTTTCCTAAACTTTCTCCAAGTGATTGGTATAATTGAGATTTTCTATCCATTTCTGCAGCATTATTTAAATCTTCAATTTGTCGATTTGTTAATTTTCTATATTCATCCATTAATTGTTGTCTAGTTTCTTCTGGAGTAGAATCAGGATTATTTGCTAAATCTTTTAATTCTGCAGGAGCATTTACTATTGGAGTATTTAAATCTTTAGCTTGGTTATAACCTTCAATATCAGTTAAATCGTTATTAATACCTAAACCTACTCCAGGCATAGGAAGACTTCCTTCTCCAACTCTTTTAAAATACTCACTAGTACTTTTATTAGTACCATCAATTATATCTTGATATGGATTAGTTTCTAATTCCGAAGAAGGCTCCATTGGAGGAGTTGGTACTTGTTCGCCAATTTGTTCAACGGGTCTACCTATATAACCAAGACCTTGATCATCTAGTGCCGTTTCTCTAGGATTATTTCCACTTAATCCTTTAAGCTGTTGCATCATATATTCAAGCTGACTTAATTTATTTTCCATATTTAATCCTGATTATTTTGCGGGAGGTTTCATTCCTGCAGTTGCGTAAGTTGTTCCGGCATTAATAAGTGCTCCAGTAATAGCTTGATTTGCAGCACCTTGTTGAGCTGCTTGCTGAGCCAATTGAGCTGCTTGATTTTGTATAACTCCAGTTTGTGCTCCAGCTTTAGTCATTTCATTTTGAAATTGTTGTTGATATAATCCTGCATTATAAAGATTTTGTTGGTTTTTTCCAGCAGATTGAGCTTCAGAAATTCTTTGCTGAGTTCCTAAATTTTGTTGATTTACATTTTGTCTATTGCTAGTATTGAATTGATTTATAATATCCCTAGATTTAGCAAGATCGGATTGTCTTCCATAATCTTGTTGAGATAATTGTCCTGCAGCTTGTGCTGATTGTACTAATGCATTTCTTTTAGCATCAATTGCTGCTCTAGCCATCTGAGATGCTTGAGCTTGAGCTTGTTGTGCAGATGCTTGAGAAGAAGCTAATTGAGCGGCTAATGATGCTCCTGAATCTAGAGTTCCTCTTTGTGACATTTCTGATAAAATAGATTTCTGCCTAGCTTGTTCTTGTCCAGCAGATTGATCTTGTAATTCTCTAAATGCTAATCTATCGTCAGCAGTAAGTCCTTCTCTACCTCTATCTTGAAGCATTTGTAACGCATTCATTTGAGCACTGCGAAGCCTTGGATCTTCTTTAATAGATTCCATTCCAGATGGACCTAGCTGTTCTGTTTGTAGATATCCAACTACTTCAGGCAAATCCATTATAATTCTTTGCTTTTCAATATCTGGAAGATTAACATCTTTAAGAAGTTCTGCTGCTCTAGCTAAAGTAGCTTGAGAATCTTTTGCATATGTTTCGGCGCCTTTAGTATCTGTTAGACCTAACGCATCAGTTGTTCCGCTTACAATCTTACCCATAATAGTTATCCTATTGTTTTTTCAAAATACATTATACCATTTTTATTGTCATATTTGCAAGGAATGCATCCATAAGCTTTTATAAAATTAGAAGAATCTTCCCAATTTAAAGCTTTTAAATCTACCTGACAATATAACTTGGTAATGCCTTGGTTTATTGCTTTATCTATAATACTATCAGCTAGTTCTGTAGCTAATTTTGTTCTTCTGTGATCTTTATTTACAAAAATGTCAGAGATATATATCCAGTTATCTTTGATTCGATAACTTATAAATCCATTCTCTACTTCTAAAATCTCTAGTCCTTCTCGTTCTTTTATATATTGGCTATATAAAGATTGCATATTAATTTCTTACAATCTTAACGGACTTACCTTTTTTAGTAGTTCTAAGCAAATCTAGATTTTTTTGTACTTCAGCTTGAGCTTGATCTAATGCTTGAGTTTGTGCGCTTTTATTAATGGGATCATTCATTGTATTTACTAATCTTTCATCATTTGACTTAGATAATAAATCTGCTAATGCTTTATATCTAGTTTTTTCTCTAGCTCTTCCGGCTGTTTCAACGTTTAGATCCCCAGTAATTCCGCCTAATTTATTTAAAGAATCTTTACCAATACCTGACAGTCTTAGATTTTTATCAACATTAGACTCAGACTGAGCAAGTTTGTCTTCTGCAAATTTCTGAATAGCATTAGCGTATTGGTTTATACCAACAATATGCCCATTACGTTTAGGCAAATATTTCTTTAAATCAAAATCTTTTAACCAATTATTATCAGTTTTTATATTAAGAGCTTGTTGCTGTTCTGGAGTTAATCTTTTTTCAAAAGCATCTCTAAAAGATTCTTTTATAATTGAATCATCTCCACTACCGCCAATTCCTCCAGTAGCTATTCCAATATTTCTATCAGTCATAAATTGTTGAAGTTTTCGAGGATCTTTTAAATTTTTGTTAATATAATTATTAACTGCTGTAGCAGATCGATCAACATAGTTTCTACCATTTCCAGTAGGAGCTAAAGAAGGATCTTGTTTTACCAACATATTCTTTACTTCATTTTTAATCATTTGATCTAACCCAAAATATTTACCTCCGGTAGCTTTTGGATTAAATAAATTATTATATGCGGTATTTGCAAATGATGTTCGAGTTGCATCATCTAAATTTTGAGCTAATTGAGTTTTTTCATTTGTTAATGTTTTTCTATTATTTAAATATGCATTGTATTGTTCTTCTCTAGCTTTTTGAGCATCAGCAAGTTGAGATTGTAATTTAGTTTCTTGACTTCCTAAAAGAGAAGCAATTCTATCACTTACTGATTTTTTAGCTAGTTCATTTTGAGATAATAAATTACTATAATCTTGTTTTGCTAAAGTATCAGCTTGTGCTATATTTTGATTAAGATTTGAGGATATTTGCTGACCTTGTTGCTTTAATTGATCTGCATTTTTAGATCCTAATAAAAAAGAATCTAAGTTTGCTTGACCTGGAGCATATTGTTTAGCTCCTTGACCAAAACGTCTAGATAATTCTCCAAATCTTCCTGAAAAAGATCCAAGACCTTGAGCTCTTTGCGCTAATTCATCAGCTTTAACTTGTTGTTGAGCAGCATTAAATTGTTGTAGAGGATCTATTTCAAACTTTTGTTTTCCTGTTGTTAAATTTTGAACAGTATTTACCTGTTGTGAAGTTAATCCTTGACCGGATTGTAGACCTGCAGCTTGATCTACTACGTCAGTAGCTTGAGTTTGAGCTTGAGCTCTTTGCTGTGCTAATTGTTGAATTTGTTGAGCTTGTGCGTCTTTTTGTTGTTGAACTACATTTCCTACTTGCTGAGACTCTTTTTGAAGTCCAGTAGTAAGAGATTGTCCTAGTTTTTGACTAGCACCTTGATTTGCATTTAAATAGCTTCTTAAATTGGTAAATTGTCCAGACGATGCTTTTTTAGGAGCAGGAGTTGATACTGAACCGGGAGCAGACTGTTGAGGCTGTAATTGAGCTCCAGGTTGACTTCCTTCTATAATAGAAGACTGTCCGCCCGTTTGAGGCTGATTGTTACTTAATACTTCGGAAGATCCCTTATCTTTTAAATCTTCTAAATTTTGTTGTAAATAAGCCATGGAATAGTTCCTCAATCAATAGTTGTTAATTCTAATACACGATTATAGTTAACTTATAGTTATTGTTAGCAGGTAGTCCTTTAATATTGTTTATAGTTACAATATTATTGCCAACAGGAGTATAACTTATAAATGGCGAACTATCCGGATATACCAGATTGTTGGTTAAATTTTGAGCCCTAATTACTTGAATTCCTGTAGGGTTGTTCTTACCAACATTAACACTTCCGTTTTTAGTAGGTTTTCCAGTACTATCTACGGTTATCTCAAATTGTATCAGATTTTGGGCTAAGTTGTCAAAATCTATATTACCGTTAACAATATCTACAGTATCTCCCATAAACTCGTTTAAAACGAATCCTAGTCTGGAAATTAAAGTTTGATACTGAGGTTCAAAATCCTCGGCTATAATTCTTTTTATATTAGTTAATCGGCTCATCGGTATGCCCTGCTTGATATTGCTCTAACTACTGACGATACCCCAAGTATTCTCCATTTTTCTCTAGCGTTCATATGGGAGTACTTCATAGTTAAATAACGACATCTCTGTTTTTGTAAAGGAACGATTGTTCTAAATGGTGCATCATTTCCATCTCCGCCCCAATAGTAGTTTTGTCCGCCAAATTCTCCATATCCCCAGTATCCAACTCCTTTTGAAAGGAAAGGAACATCTGAAAAGCTTTGTGATAAATCTGAAGAAAATGAGATAGTTGCACTATAAAAATTGTTTTGATCAAACATTATTGAAGATTCGGCTATTTGTTTTAATCCGGATGGATCTCCAAAATGCATAGGTTGCCATTGTATTTTAGCTTTAATACCTTTGAATATTGTTACATCGCCTTCTACTAAAGGAATTGCATATGCTTGAGTTACTTCATTTCTATTAAAATCTATAGATGTAATTATAGATTCATACGGGACTGTATCAGAAAATGTTTTATAGTTTTTTAAAGAAGTGTCACAAGCCACATTATTCAATTGTCCCATCATTGTATTAAATTGAGTTTGAAGAACTGATCCAGTAGTCGAAAATGAAACAGATGTTACTATTCCGCTAGAATCGTCAGCAACTAGTTTAGCATTTAATAAGTTCAAAGAATTTGTTATATTGTCTCCATAACTCATTTTTAAAGAACTTTCGTAATCGGAGTCATGAAGTCCATTATCTAAATCTAACTTTCTTAATAATCTATTAAATCTTGCTATAGTAATATACTGTTCTTGATAAATTACATCTCCTATTTCGACTTCAGAAGAAGATGATATTCTAGTTACTTTATCATTTACAGAATTAGATCCTATTGTTAGATCAAATTGTCTGTCAGAAAAATCAGTTCTATCATTATTTTTACGTTCTTGATATATGTAATTTCTATCTCCTGCCCCTAAATACAACTTATCATCATTACTATTAACTTTTCCACAAGTTGCTGTAATTGTCCACTTTGTCCAAGTTCTTTCAAAAGTATTAAATCTATAACACTGAGTTGCTACAGAATCTGTCTTTAAACTAGGAAGCCATAACATATATGATCTATCATTTTCATATGATACACCAAATGATGTATATCTATAATCAAATTTATTATTAGCAACATCTAAAATTAAATTTTCAATGTCTCTAGATATAATTGATACGCCAGTTTCTGTTACTGTTATAATTCCTTGAGTAGTTAAACAATAGATTTGATTGTTTAATACTGCAGCACTATCTGGAGCTATAATACTAGTTGAATTATCTAAAAGTCTAACTGAAAAATTTGGAGCAGTTGATCCTGATAATATGTAAACCCCATCTGTTTTTAATATAAATAGGTTATCTCTTAATGCTATAATTCTTTCAATTTCTTGATCTTTAGTTCCTACATCTATATAATTCAAAATAGGAACTGCTTCTGGCTGATTAGTTTTAGAATAGTATATTCTATTAGGAGATGTTAAATTATCTGAAACTGCTGTTGACGGAATGAACCATAGAGCATTTGTTCCTGCTAAATCTTGTGCTGTAATATTTACAGGAATTGTATATGAATTTGCATTGATAACTGTTGCGGTATATTTTCCACTTATTGCTGGAGTAGTATTTGGAGAGTAAACAAATACTTCAGTTCCTGTAGTAAGTCCATGAGCTGTACTTAATATTTTTGCAGGACTTCCCGATCCAGAAGAAAAAGTTACGGTAGAAATTGATTTTGTATTAGTTAGTGTTGGATTAAACTTTTGAGTTATTGCATATTGATTTACTGCTAAATAGAATGGTTTATCTTCTAATGATACATTTTCAAACAATATGATTCCCGGAAGATCATTAGCTGAAGATAAATAAGTTGCAATTACTGGAGATGAACTATCTTGATTAATTACATAAATTAAAGATCTAGCAGTTTCTTCAATAGCTTGAGCTACTGAAGCAAGTCCAGATAATAGTACTTGTCTAGATGCTGCATTTTGTCCAGTTCCTGCTGTAGATGTAGAAATGGCCCAAGTTGCTCCAATGTCAGTTGTTGGAACCCCAGTACCTGAAGTAGTGTTGGTAGTGTCTCCGTTATTTACATTAGTTATATCTAGAACATTGGATAATATAGATACGTTAAAATCTGAAATATCTAAAAGAGTATCGTAGATTCTTTGAGCAACAATTGGACTACTTGCTCCACTTAAATCGCTTAAATTTACCATAATTCCTATTCTATTAGAAATTAATGGATCAACTCCGCTTCCTTTATTAAACCATATATAATATTTTCTTTCATTGTTAGCAGAATTAATTAATATATAACTATTATTTGCATTTGTTTGCAATGTATTCGCATATGATCCTACCGTAATTGTTGTATTTTCGGCAGTTCCTACAAAAGTATAAGATAATGTTGTATCTGAATTTCCTATAATAAACTTAGAGGAACCTGATACAAAGTCTGTTACACTTAATAAGTTAAATTGTAATTTATGAGTTGTCTTGGTATTTGAATAAAACATTGAATTTCTGAATAATTCTATGTCTTTAGCTATTGGAGGAACATCATTAGATTGATTTATTCCTTCTCCGGTTATTGGATTTATGTATAAATTCTCGCCATTATTTCTAAAGGTTTCTGGAGTTATATCATCAACTGTTATGTAACCATTTGCTATGTCAGTATCGGTTACAGACTCTTCATATACCAATCTCATCTCATCGCCAGGATCTAGATCGTTTAATGTTAGGCCCGCCACAAGAGAAGTAACATTAGTTCTATAAATTCTATAGAAGTAAACATTACTTATGTCTTGCGGAAGTGTGAAAGTTAATTGAGCATTTGCCGGAGTTCCTTCCGAAACTTGACCGTTTAAAGTTGTTGCAACAGTTACTCCAGTTACACCAGATCCACCTTCAGAAATGTCAGTAGTATTTGCACCTTCTGTCGAAGTTATTGTAACAACATTTGATAAAAGAGAAGTCGTAAAATTTGTATTATTTTGAGTAATAGAATAAGCAATTTTTGCAGCTACATCATTATTTGATGCAAGTCCTATTATATCGATTTCTATAAAAGTTTTTCCTAGAGTATCGGCAGCTAAAGGTTCTGTGTCTGTTGTATTTTTCTTAAACCATAGAACATAATTAATATCTTTACCACTAAGTAGTATATATTCTCTAGCTACTATAGACGCATATGCACTAACTGTTATTGTTGATTTTTCATAGGTATTGACAGTTTCGCTAGTATTTGTTAATACGTATCGAGAACTAGGAGTTCCTAAAAGAAGATTGTTGTTAGCGTCTTTATATCCAAAAAGTATTCTATATGCAGATTTTGATTGAGCTGGAAGATATCCGTCTGTGGTAGGAAGAAGTGCTGCACTTAGGTCAATAGCTTTTACTGCACCAGATTTTAGAATATATCCAGAAGCCGTTGTAAAAGAACTTGCATTTGTTGCTGATATTTTTTTAATACCGTTTGAAGTAGTGAAAAACATATTACCACTAGCTTCTTGATATTTAATTCTGAGTCCAGATTCTAGTTCGCTATATGATCCATCAAAACTATTAAAAGTTCCGGATCCATTATCAAATTGTATTTTAGTATCAAAATGTCTTAGTATTCTGTTTTTATATTCGAATATTTGTTTACATCTATCGGCAGTTAGTGTAAGAGCTGACCCGTAGTCGTTAAATCCTCTACGCTGAGTTATAACGCCTTTTTCATCTATATTAACATTTTCTGCAAGTTTTAATGCGCCATCTCCAGCAGTTAGTTCATTTAGAAAAGTTCTAAGTCCTAATGCTTGAATGACCGTGGCTCTTTGTGACACTAGTAACCTCCCCGACGTCTCCTAGATTCCATTAATGCTGAATGTCTTGGTGTTACCTTTTGAGGGGAACTTTCCACTCGATTATCTATAATATTGTTAATTGATAATTCCATTTGCTGTAATTTAGCTTTAGCGTTTGCTAGACCTTCAGTATCGCCTAATGCCTCTAGTATGTGTACCGCTGCTCTTTGTGCTAGTAGCGGGTGCATTTCTGTTGGTATATTAGGAACTGGAGTTTCTTCTTGATTACACAAGTAATCCCCTACAATTAATTCAGAAGGAATATCGTCTACCGAGAAAGTTACAGTTTTAGTATTTACATCTGTCGATAATGGTTGCACATCAAAACTATGTAATTTATTAGGAGTTCTATATGCAACAAAGTCCATTTGAGGTAAATTTGAAAATGCAGAAGGAAATGAACTTAATGTAATTACTCCAGTAGTTCTATTTATATTTGTAATTTTTCCAGAGTATTTTTCTAGTACGATTTTGTTAGGTCTTAAATAGTAATACATTCTAATATATTCACTACTTAGAGATTGGGTGTCTGCAAATTTTATATAGTTATTTTCTACATAAAATACGTTTCTATTAAATGATCTAGTATCGTTTCTATAATCAGACAATTGATCTATGCTTATTCTAGATAATTCATATATGCTTCCGGAACTACTGACTAGAGCAGCTCCTCTTAGCTTATTTCCAACAGAACGATAAGGGATAGGGTAGGCAGTCTGTCCGTTTACCGTTTGGAAATCTTCATAATGAACTAAATATTCTTCATGTAATGTTAATAGCGTAGACAATAGTCCGGCGTCTATTTCTTCATTTATAATTTCTAAGATAGATTCGTCAGTATATACGTTTGTATCCGTAGGGATCATAGCACGTTTACGAACTGACTCGACCAGCTTAGTTGCGGTCAAGACTCTGCTCATAAATTATACCATTTTTTTTGAAAGTTTTTTCTGTAATTCTGCTATTTTAGCTTTAAGTTCTTCTGGACTTTCATCATCCATTGGTTCAGATGATTCTTCTGAATCAGATTCTGACATTTCATGCTCAGGACCTTCTTCTTCGGAATCCATAGACTCTTCACAAAGCTTACAACCTTTGTCTTCACATTCTGGACAATCATATTCTTCACTAGAATCAGAAGAATCTTCTCCTAGTTTTTTATTCATAATTTCTTCAGCTTTAGAAAGTCCTTTTTTAAGACCTTCTTTAGAATCAGAAGCTATGCTTACTTTCATCATTTTTTTACCATCTAATAGGCTAGATAGATCATTTCTACCTTCTCCTACCATTTGTTTCATGTCGTCTTTAAGACTTTTAAGCATTAGCTTTTTTGCCATTAGCTTTTTATCGTTCATCATTGTAAACCCCTTATATGTGGACTGCCTATAGTATAGTTGTTAAATATGTATTATTCTTGATAACTCTGTAATTTCTTAAACTTAGCCATATTTTGCATACGTTTTAGCTCTTCATCTACATTATTAGCATTTTCTCTTTCAATATCTTTGTCTACTCGGGCAGCATCTGATTGAGCTTTCATTTGAGCTTGAGCTAATCTGTACTGGTCTTCAGTTAAAGGTTGGTCTGTTGACATAGATCCCATTGCGGCATCTACTGCTACGGGTGTAAATGCGCTAACAACTCCCTCGCCAATAGTATCCATATCTACAGGTTCTCCAGCCATTGCTTTCCCAGTTGCTGCGAGTGCTGCTCCAATTGCTGCTACCTTTCCTATACCTTTCGCATGTCCTAAGGCACTTCCGACTTTAGCGGTATCTTTAGCTGCCATCTTTAAAAGAGACTCTTCTTCTGGTATTAGCTTAGAAAGAGCTTTTTGTTTAGCATCTACTATATCCATTTTTTGTAATTGGCTATAATTTGGAGTAAATTCACCAGCATTTTGAGCTTGTTTAAAAGTCAATGGATCAATTTTAGAAGCATCTTGTTCAAGTATTTGAGCTGCAGAATCTTTAGCAGATACTTTTATAGCTTCGCCTTTATTTAAATCGTCGATATTTGTATTTTTAACTGGAGTATTTGCGTATTTACGACCTGTTTCAAATTTATTCTCAAGTCGATTTTTTACATTCTTCCATAAATCAAAAGCTTCTCTATCAGCAATGTCTGGACGATACTTATCTAAATAAGCACTGATTTCTCCATATTTAGAAATAACAGCATCTTTTGTTCCATATTTTTTAGCAATACTACCTGGAGATAAATCCCCCTCATCAATTCTATTTATTAATTGTTTTAAAATACTTGAAGTAAACTTTTGATCTGCCATTGTTTTTCCTATTTAATTTGAGTAAAATTGTGTAAACATAGATTATATAATTGTTCTGGAGTTGCTTTGTCTACTTCTATAGTATTAGGTAACTTATTCATTTCTTTTAAAACTCTTGCAACTAATTCTGAGCAAATATATGCGTGTTCATTATCGTAAAACTTACGACTTATGATTCCTACTTTAGATAAAAATATTCCAATAACTGTAGATACGGAATAAGGTCTTCCTAGTCTTTCTCTAAGAAATTTTATTATATTCTTTTTTTCTTCAAAAGACAATAAAAACTCGGCAAGTACTTCGTTTTCAACTAAAAATTGAGGCTCTAATAAATGATTTACCATACCCTTACTTGCTTGATATATTTCAGTATCTCCGTAATATGTATTTTCAAATTTAATATATACATGAGAATAGTTTGTTCCTTCAAAAAGTCTAATGGCCCAACTAAAGGGTTTAAATCCTTTTGACTTAGAAAATCCTATTATCATATTTTCCATAATTATTCTTTATTTTATAATGTTTCTGTTAAAGGTATTCCAAGATAAGTTTCTATTCTATTTAAAAATTTAATTAATCTTGCTGCCGTTATATACTTACTATCATAATCACTGCTAGGTATTGCTTTTGTTCTATTAATTGCTTCATATAAAGATCCCGCAATAATAGCCGACATTACTCCACTTAGTTTAGTTAAAACTTCACCAGTCTTATTTTCTTGTGTTATACCTAGCAATACGTTTTCCGCAGAAAACTCTCTAAGTAATTGTGCACCAAATAAGATAGAATTTTCAATAACATTTTCTATATATAATTGAGATGATATTGATTTTTTATATCTTTCATATGCATCTTCGGTAAGAACTGTATATCCTGCATCTATTAATTGAATAACTTTTTCTTCACTATGAACAATTTCTTCTATCCAAGGACAAGAAAGAGATATTCCTTCCGGTCTTTGTTCTTCTGGACATAAAGCAAAAGTTTTAAAAGCTATCATTATAACCATTCTCTTACTAAAATATTACTACCAATTTGTACTGTAACTTGAGATCCATTTACTTCTGATCTAAATTGTGGAACTATTGAACCACCTGTAGTACATACAAATATACCTTGAATAGAAGCTATATAATCTACTCCTGTTGCAGGAACTGCAGTAGATACGACTGTATCTCCAAAAGAAGTAATAGATCCGCTATATAAAGATGTAGTACTATCTGCAGTTATTGTCATAGTAGCAGTAGCAGATAAAGTACCAACAGCAGAAGTGTTTCCTAAAGATAAAGCTAATCCTGTAGTAGTTGCTGCCGATCTATATAAAATCATTGCTTCAATTCTATATCTTCTACCAGTAACGACAGAAAATGATAAATCTGCTATATTAGTAAGCGTTACGTTTGATGAGTTAGTTAACTGAGTAGTTTGTACTAGTTCCGTCCAACCATTGTTATCAACATATGCTTTTGTTGCATAATCTTGTGCATTTATTGGATTAGCAGCATTTGTAATTCTTTTTGAAGTAATATCCCAATTACCAGTATTCTGTACTGTAGCAACTAAAGAATTTGTATTTGCTCCATTTGCTGTAGTATATATTCTAAGTTCAGAACCTTGCGCAGTTGGAGTATGGTTTTGTGTAGCGTATCCTTCTAATGAAATATAAGCAGTGTCTTGTCCACTTGAGTTCCAACCAGAATAAGCATTACCACCAATTCTATCTCCCGATTGAACTGCGGTTGGAGATGCAATCGTTCCCCTAGAGGTTACTTGCTCTATAAAAGCTGATTCGCCAATATTACCAGCTTGTCGTATTAATAAATTATCGCCAGTTTCATTTGACCAAGTAAGATATCCCCCACCAGCGACCCATGGAGAGGATGGATTAGTCGCAGTACTTACTGCGGTAACTCTTCCTTGCGCATCTGTAGTAATAACTGGAATTAAAGAAGCTGAACCATAAGTACCAGCAGTTCCAACGTTTGGCATAGAGATCGTTCTAGTTGCAGTTAAATCTCCGCCTCCAGTTAAACCTGTTCCGGCATTTACAGAAACTGATGAGTGATTAATATGCTCATTAGCTACATAATTTAATAATAAGTTATGATTTACTCCGCCTGGTAGTACTGCTGCTGACATAGAGTTACCGGCATCATTATAAGTAAAATCAATTGAAGCAGTATCTACCCATGCTCCACCAATTGCATCTTGTGCTGCTTCAGTAAAGTCTGATATATTACTTGATGTAAGTGCTATAGATGTATTTGTTACAGCAGTAACTTGTCCTTGTGCATTAGTTGTAAAAACGGGAACTTGTGTTGCAGATCCATATGTTCCTGCTGTCCCTACGTTAGTTATTGATACTGTAGGATTTCCAGAAACTCCATCTCCATTTGAAACTGTAATCCCAGTGCTTGCTGTAATAGTTCTAGTAGTCATTGTATCAGTAGCAGTTCTAACAACTACACCAGTTCCTGCTAATCCTGCTAATGCAGTTAAATCGCCGTCTAATGGTTGAGCACCAATCGCCGCTGGAGTAAGGGTTGTGGAAGTAGCTGCTGCGGTTAATTGACCTTGAGCATTAACTGTAAAAGTTGGTATAGCCGTAGCTGATCCATACGATCCGGCAGTAACTGTAGTGTTAGCTAAATTAATAGTTCTAGATGCCGTCAAATCACCAAGGCCTGTAGCGGAAATACCAGTACCATTTATTAATGAAACACTTGTATGATTTATATGTTCGTTAGCTACGTAGTTTAATAAAGCATTATGATTAACCCCGGCTGGTAAAACAACTGCTGTTTGAGTATTTGCTACATCATTATATTGAAAATCAACTGAGGATGAATCAGTCAATGCTCCACCCATAACATCTTGAACAGCTTCAGTAAAATCAGATATTGAAGTAGAAGGAATAGATACGGCTACGTTTGCTGCAGCAGTTAATCTACCTTGTGCATCTACTGTATATGTTGGAATTTGAGAAGCTGAACCGTAAGCTCCAGCAGTTACTGTAGTGTTTGCTAGATTAATTGTTCTACTAGCAGTTAAATCGCCTAATCCAGTAGAAGAGATTCCTGTTCCAGCATTTAATGATACTGAACTATGATTAATATGTTCATTAGCTACATAATTTTGTAAAGCATTATGATTTACACCTGCAGGTAAAACTGCTGCAGACATTGTATTTGCAACATCATTATATGTATAATCAATAGATGCCGTATCAACCCAAGCCGATCCAATTGCATCTTGGGCTTGTTCATCCGTATATTGTGTAATTGTTGTTGCTATAGTCAGAGTATTTGCAGGATCGTTATATGTTACAGTAACTCCTGTTCCTGCTTGCAATAAAGCAGCAACTCTATCATCTGTAGCTTCATTAAAATCTGTTATTTGAGTTGAAGGTATTGCAATTGTTGTATTTGATACTGAAGTTGCTTGTCCTTGAGCATTTACTGCTATCACAGGAACTTGTGTGGTAGAACCATAAGTTGCTGCAGTAACTCCAGTAGCTGCTATATTTAAAGTTCTAGATGTAGTTATATCTCCACCACCACTTAATCCAGTTCCTGCGGATATACTAACTGAGCTATGATTTATATGTTCATTAGCAACATAGTTTAATAAAGCATTATGATTAACTCCTCCAGGAAGAACTACCGCAGATTGAGTATTAGCTATATCATTATATTGAAAGTCTACGGAAGCAGAATCTACTAAAGCGCCGCCCATAACATCTTGAACTGCTTCAGTAAAATCCGATACAGCAGTTGATGGAACTGATATGGAAATATTGGCAGCTGCAGTAAGTTGTCCTTGTGCATTTACCGTATAAGAAGGTACTTGTGTAGCTGATCCGTAAGAACCTGAAGTAACTGTAGTGTTAGCTAAATTAATAGTTCTGCTCGCGGTTAAATCTCCTAAGCCAGTTGCAGAAATACCAGTACCATTTATTAATGAAACACTAGTATGATCTATGTGTTTATTAGCTACAAAATTTTGCAAAGAATTATGGTCTACTCCAGCAGGTAATACAACTGCTGTAAATGTATTTCCTGGATCATTATATGTAAAATCAATAGAAGAAGAGTCTGTTAAAGCTGATCCAATTGCATCTTGGATATCTTCACTAGTAATAGTACTTGCAATTGTTAGTGTTTCATTAGCTCCATCGTTATTTTCTGTAAAAGAAATTCCAGTTCCAGCAACTAATTTTCCATTTAAATATCCAGAAGTAGTGTCATTGGAGCTAATTTTTACTTTATCATCTACAGATTGAGAAACTATAGTCCAATCAGAGGGAGATGAAGTACCACTACTTAAATATTGATCTCCATTTGTTATATTTATATAATGGTGACCTATTTGAGGAGGGGCAAAGGTTGGTGGTCCTGCTTTTTTATATATATGTTTACTCATAACAATTCCTTTTATTAATCGTCTTCTATTATTTCTTCTTCATATAAATATGGAGGAACATTTCCAGAAGTATCAAAATCATCATTTAAATATAATATTTGACCATTTCCGATAAGTATATCATCTTCTTGAACTAATGTATAGTATTCATTTAATACAACTTGATTATCTTGTATTAGAGCGATTGCTACTCTTTTATTTAATAAATCATCTTCTCCATCATTTACTATTATAGTATCATCAATTATTTCAGTTACAATATCTTGAGATGCCATCCATAATTGAAAATCTTGAGGAGGTATTATATAAGATTCTCCTATTGAAATTCTTTTCCCTGTATCATTTATTTCAATATTTGATGCTGTTATATTTTTTAATATTTTTAACACTATATATCTCCTTGCATTACAATACCTGCTACAATGTTTTTTGCAGATCCTGTATCAAGATATAAAGCTAGTTGTTTATTATTAGGAACTGAAACTGATATAGTTCCACTATTTCCAGTCCTAGATGCCGTGACTGTTAAAGTTGTGAGAAATGTTAAATTTACAGAATTTCCTTCATGCCAATATAATTTTAAAGTATATGTATCTAAATCTTCACTCGCACTAAAAAGTTTTACAACCTTTGATGCTCCTAACACTATAGTTCTTCCTGCTTTATTACTAGGAACTGATTCATTTAATAACCAAGTTCCTGATGAAGTATTTCCAGATCTTCCCCATGTAAATCCTGGGGATGCTGATGCTCCAATTTCTTCAATTGCTGATTGTACGTTGTCTGATGTAAATCCATTAGTAGAATTATCAAACCATACCGACTGTGCTACTTGAATAAAAAAATCTCTGAGACTCATTATGCTCTCTCAGTAAAAGTTACGTTAACTGTTCCAGATTCGGATACTATAAAAACTTGCTGTCTTTCTCCGGCTTCATAAGATTCTTTAGCAAGTTTAACATGTTTAAATCCCTTTGTCGAGACAGTTGCTGCAGAAGGAGTTGTCCCATCTCCAAAATAAACCCAAATATTTCCATCAATAGGCTGTATTGTTATAACTTGACGCTCAGTTAAAGCTGAAGCTCCAACTTTTAATTCTTTTACGGTTCCAGTAGTAACTGCTACTCTATCTTGTGCTGCTGGACCATCTAATAGTTGGAAGGTCATTATTTACTCTCTTCCTTAGATTCTTTAGCAGCTTCTACTACTCGCAAAACTTCTAATATATTAGCATCTATTTTAGGAATAAGACTTTGTTGCATGAATGATAATAGTTTAAAAAATTCAATAATTTCAGGAACATTGAGTTCAAACTTAGCATTTTTAGCAACACAATTTAAAAAATCTATTACTTTTTTCTTATCATCTTCCGTAAAGTTGTTTTTCATATAATCCTTATGTGAAATGAGGGAGAGACTTATCTCTCCCCCCCAATTATACAATAAATTATGCTAATTGTAAATTTCTGATATTTGGTTGAACTCCAGAAGAACCAACAAAATATACAGCAGCAGAATCCCCAGCTCTAAGATCCATATAAGATCCTGGAGAAATTGGAAATCCATTATTTGCAGTTACTCCCGATCCACCAATAAAAATCTTTCTATTATCATTATTGTAGATACTTAAGTATTTTCTGCCAGATAGTGGAGAAGCGGCTAATTGAGCAGTATCTGCAGCCCCTAAAGTAATAGAAGCTGATAATACTGAGCTATTAGCTAAAGCAGCATCACTTACTGTAATAGATGCAGAAGATTCTGCTAAATTAACATATAATGCACCAGCAGCAGATAATTTTAAAGATCCGTAATCGCCATCAGCACTTGTACTAGAAGCTAATGTATCTTGTCTTACCCCTAAAATATAAGTACCAATGTCTCCAGAAGCATGAGCAGCATCTTCAGCTTTATCAGAACCGTTAACTACTGAAATATCCGCATTAACGTTAATACTACCATCAGCGTTGATTGCTAAAAAGTCTGTTCCATCGCCAATTTTAATAGAATCTTGAGAATGAGATAAATCTCTAATATCAAAATCAGTTGCAGATACAACCCATGGAGAAGTTCCTTGAGTTACGTTTACGTCACCACTAATAGATACAGATGATCCTGATACGTCTACTTTATCAGTTGCAAATGCTAAATCTCTAATATCTAAATTAACAGCATCTACAGTTAAACTTCCTCCGCCATCAACAACTGCTACGTTAGTAGAGTTTGATACATCTACTGAATCCGTTGCAAATGTTAGATTTCTAATGTCTAAATCAGTAGCAGTTACGGCAATTGTAGTGTTGCTAAAGTTTACCTTTAATGCATCACTAACGTGTCCAATAAGCGTACCATCGTCTCCGGCACGTACAAATGCCCCAACGCTGTCACTGTCAAGAATGGTGTTAGCATCCGTGGTGTCAAAGCCCAATTTATCTTTCATTTTATTCCCCTCTCCTATATACTAATACGTTGTGCATTAGTTTATTATAAATTTTAAATTTGTATTATTTTTACTTTTTCTTAATTTTCCACCTAAAGTATTGACATTCATATTAATAGATTTAGCAGCATCGTTTAGTGTTAAAAATATTTCACCCGTAACGGTGTTTATAACCTTTCTCGATGCGGGATTTAAGTGTCCAATTCTACTTTTAGTTATAAGTCTTTTAGTCGCCTCTGAATGCTTATGTCCCATTCTTATTTCACTAAATCTTTTTTTCCATTCTTCTGTATGTTTTTTTCCAGTTCTAGGATGATTAGACCCCTTTACGCCAAAAAGAAAATGCTTGCTACCCTTCATGTTTTCTGACTTTCTTTGTCTAACTTCTTTACATACTGTTTTATTCTTATTTCCACCCGATTCTCTATTAAATCCAAATTCCTTATTCATTGACTTATATAGCTTTATATAAAATCTCTCTTTAAAATCAATAACTAAGGGACAAATAATGTCAGTTTCTATGATTTCAAAAATAAAGTTATCCATACCATACTTGTTAAAAGAATTCTGCATTTGGATATTTGTATGCACATTTCTTATTAATTCTCTTCTATGTGCCGAAAATCTCTTACTAATATCGTTAGTTTGTCCTATATAGATATGGTTAGTAATAACATTTTTAATAGAATATATACTAAATAGTTTATTCATAGATATAGTTGTTATTGCCAGCTTTCTATCTCAATTATTCGATTAGCTTTATTTGATCGAAAGTATATAGTAAATCCGCTTACTGTATTTAAATTTTTTGCTGGATATATGTTTCCAGGATAGTTAGTAAACCAACTCGTCGCTGTTCCGCCTAATGTATATGATATTCTAAGCTTTGAGTCTGAGTCTCTATCTCTAAGTAAAAATGTCTTTGTTCCAGTTGGGAACGTGTATGAGTATTCGGTGTTTGCCAGAGCTACTGTAATATTTGCTGTAGTAACCGCAGTAGCGTTGTCAGCGGTCGAATCTGGAATATCTACAGCTTTTTTATAAGCTCCACTATATATATCGTAGTAGTACCCTTTTAGTACTTGTCCGTCAAATAGCGGATCAGCTCCGGAATACTCTATGTCAACAACTTGCATTAGCTGACTAGTACCTTGTTGATTTAATATTGTAAATCCAGTACTTACATCTAATGAATCTATTGTTGTACCAAATTTATTGGCCTCAATATTTAATAAAGTACCATTTCGTTTTGCAGTAAAATATTCACTAAATGATATAGAATTTAATGCTAATTCTGTTGCATAACTTACGATTGCGCCAGGATCATTTGTATTTAAGTTTACCTGTATTCCGGTACTATTAGATGGGGAAGGATCTACTCCGGCTCCATTTACGTTATACCAAACGTGGAATTTTCTACCACTTCTTCCTTCAAAAATAAAAAAGTATTTACTATTTAAACTTCCTGAAACATCAGAAAGAAGAGATACTTTAGTTTCATGAGGATTAATACCTACATAATACTTTACTTGTGTAGGATCATTTGCTACATTATAAGTTGCTGTTAAATAATCATAATGATTTTTAACAACAGTTAATGCATCTCGAGTTCTTAAATAGTGCCCTGGATAAGAGTGCACATCTTTAATTACTCCCCCAAAATCTAATTGGGTTAGCTGTTCAACATCCTCTATTCTGTTGTTGTTAGGTTTTTTTGCCATTAAAATAACATCCTGTTATATTATTAAATGCTAGTTACTTGTGCTCGAAACTTAATGTATCCTGAGACAAAAGAACTATAGTTTCCACTCGTGTACTGGATCTGTCCAGCCGACGTTATGGTAAAGTCAACAAGATCATCATCTCCAGTTGATTCTACGCTAATTTCCCAATCTGCACCTTTTTGTATTCCTTGAATTTGATATTCGCAATATAGGTCAGAAGCTGCATCTATTGCTACAGAAGCTAGTGCGGTAAAAGCTCTTACCGTTCCATTGGCGAATGCAAATCCTGTTACATTGGCAGCAGAAGCTTGATTGTTAGCTAAACTAAATGATGTAAGTCCTATATCTCCAGGAGTTGATCCAATTGAACCAATTGCGTTATCAATTCCTTTAAGATAGGCAGATACTTTATCAGCTCCTTCGGAAGCAACTTGAGAAGGAGTATAGTTTGTTGCTGTATAATTAGCAGGAATAAGACGAGCATTTACATCGTCAGTTCCTGTACCAAATCTTATAAATTTTTGTTTAATTCTACTCATTATTTTCTCGTTTTAACATCGGCTAAGCCGGTAAGAGAAACAAAAGAGGGAACGGTTAAGTCCCCTCTCACTACTTTATACTATTAAAGTCTTGCGTATTGTACCATTAATTTATCACCAGAAATTAGTTCTGCTGCTCCACCTGACGCTAAATCTCCTAAAAATGTAATTCTTGTAACTCCACCAGCTCCACCAGTAAGTGATACAGAATAGTCTACACCTCTTTCTTGCATAATTCCACCAACCGGAGTCAATGAAATACTGTCAGAAGAAGCTGCAACAAAAGAAAGATCTTTATATTGATTTGTAATATCAGTTCCATCTAATGTCAAAAGTTCTGCAGGAGCAAATCTTAATCTTGCATTTAATTGATCTTGAGCATTTGAGCTTAATGAATTAATGTATTGAAATTCCGCATTACTTACTGAACCATCGGCAAGTTTTGCTGAATCAATACCAGTAGCTATTTTAGCATTTGTTACGTTAGCATCAAGTATCTTAACTGTTGTTACTGAATCAGAAGCTAATTTTGCAGCAGTTACGTTAGAGTCAAGAATTTTAGCAGTTATTACTGAGTCTGAAGCAAGTTTTGCTGCAGTTACGTTAGCATCTAGAATTTTAACAGTTGTAACTGAATCAGAAGCTAATTTTGCAGCACTAATACTTGAATCAATTACTATTGCAGTAATTGTATTACCGGCATCGTTATATGTGAAATCAATTGTTGACGAATCTGTCAAAATTCCGCCAACAGCATCTTGAGCCATTTCATCAGTATATGCAACAGCTGGAGCAGCAGAAGTCCATGTAGTACCATTAGAAGTTAATATGTTTCCAGAAGTTCCTGGAGCAACAACTTGAAGAGCAGAAGTTCCATTTCCTAAAAGTACATTGTTAGCTGCTAAAGAAGAAGATCCTGTACCACCATTTGGAACACCAAGGATGCTTGCACCAATGTTACTTAAGTCAGTTTCAAGTTTATTGTTTAATTGAGTTTGAGCGTTTGAAGTAAGAGAGTTAATATATTGAAACTCTGCGTTACTTACAGATCCGTCTGCTAATTTAGCAGCATCGATTCCTGTAGCAACTTTAGCGTTTGTAATTCCTAAATCTTTTACTCTAAGAGAATCTGCGTTAATTTCTAAAGTAGACCCGTCTACATTTACTTCTAATGAGCCATCTACGTTCTGACCTAATCCGTTTCCAGCTACGTTAGCATTAATTTTATCTTTATCTACGGAGTCATCAGCAAGTTTTGCAGTAGTTACGTTAGCATTTAATATTTTAACAGTAGTAACTGAATCAGAAGCTAACTTATTAGCAGTTACGTTTGAATCTAATATCTTAGAAGTAATTACTGAATCAGCTGCTAATTTTGAAGAACTAATACCTAAGTCTTTAACTCTTAAAGAATCTGAGTTAATTTCTAAAGTAGAACCATCTACGTTAACTTCTAAAGATCCATCAACATTTTGTCCTAAACCGTTACCAGCAACATCTGCAGCAATTTTATCTTTATCTACTGCATCGTTGTTAATTTTAGCAGTTGTAACTGCATTTGACGCTAATTCAGAAGCAGTAATTCCTAGAGAAGCAACTTTTAAACCAGAAGCTGATTTAGATAAAGTTGAACCATCTAATTCTAAAGCTAATTGATTACTTGAAAATTGTAAACCTTGACCATCGTGATCTACTGATACATCTGCTCCAGAAATTGTAATACCATCTCCGCCAACTAAAGTTCCGGCAGAGTTAAAGAATACGAAAGATATAGGATCAGTATCTAATGTTGCAACAGTTCCAGATTGAACAAAAGCTTTACCTTGGTTAGCAGAACCTTCTTGAACAAAAGTATATGCCCCATTTATTTCATCGATTGGAGAAAGAGAGTCAAAGTCTGATGATCTAGCCGGAGAAGCGCCAACAATATAAATACCGTTTTCTTCAGAAGCACTTTGATTTTTAACGAGAACTCTGTCACCGTTAGAAAGAGTTACGCCATCAATTACGTCGCCAGAATTTAAAGCAGTTGCAATTACAATATTTGCAGTAGTAGCAGCTCTAACCGCTTGTTTAGGCTTAAGACCTTGTTGAACTGCATCTAAGTATGATTTACGAACTAAGTCATTTCCAGAAGATGGGTCTGAAGTTACTTGTGGAATTGACGAAAATTCAATTCTATCGGAAGCATTAACTTTAAGCATATTGATGTCAGCAGAATCTGCAGCATTTCTAGCTTTAAGATAAGCATTATTGGACAATCTAATTTTTGTTTGATCTACAGCATTGGCTGCAATAAATTTTCGCTGAAGTTGCATAAGTTATTCCTCTTTATAATATGCTATTTTTATATTAGCATTGGTTATGGATTGTTTTATATTAGTATTTAGCCATCTGACTAAATTTCTTCTAGCCGTTCCTAGTTCTTTTGCTGCAATAGTAACTGATTTAAAAATCTTCCCTGTATTTAAATCTATGATTTTATTTCCTGCATTATGTTTTCCAGTTCTAACTATTCTTAATTTTTCTATGTGTTCACTACTAAGTTTTATGCCTTTCTTGACTTTTGATAGTCTTAGTTTTGTTTGTTCGCTATGTTTTTTCCCCATAGCTCTTTTTGACATTAACTTTTTAGTTTCTTCGGAATGTTTTCGTCCTTTCATAGGACTAATAACCCTTCCTTTATTACTTCCGCCAAGAGCTATGTTGTACCCATTCGGTCTAAGAGTTTTATATAATCTTATTAAACTCTCTTCTCTTTCATTCAATTCTTTCAAGGTATCTGCTCTACAAACTATCTCTATTTTAAAATTTTCTTTTCCGTACTTTCTTATTGCTCTTCCGATATGACATTTGTTATTAAGATTGCTATGATCTTTAAATCTTTTTTCTATAGAATTAACAGTCTGTCCTATGTATCTTTTTCCATTTAATAAATTAGTAATCTTATATACTATCATATTATTTTATTTCTATTTGTAATTTATCACCAGCTTCTAATATTCCTGATAATCCTAATCCTGACCAACTTAATGTTGATCCTGATACTATAAAATCAGTACCGTATTCATGTCTAATTCCCCCAACTGTTAATCTAGTCAAAGTTGGATTGCTAGGAGTTATAACTAATGATACTGATCCTGCTATAATATCTGACCCAGTTAATGTATATATAGGTCTAGGTTTATATTCTAAACTTTTTAATTCATCAATAGCAGACTGAACATTGGTGGCCGACATTCCCGATGATGCATTATCATAATCAACATTTATTGCATCAGAAGGACTTCCGCCTCCGCCTCCACCAGTCGATATCAATATTCTTTTATATTGCTGAGCCATTTCTTTTCCTTAATGTCTACGTTTAGCAACATAGAGTATTGATTGTAAATTGCAAGATCCTGATGCAACTACAATTTTAATTCTCATATAGGAAAGTCCCGTTCCTTGTATATCATAAACAATTGTTCCAGAAGCGTCTGTTTGAATTAAATCAGAATCTTCTAATTGTACCCAACTGCCGCTATTTTCAGGAGTATTACTGAGTTCAATTGATGTAGTCATATTTAAAGATATTCCACCATCATATGATACTGTTACACTAAATTCGCCTTCTCTATTATCTAAATCCACTACATCGCTAGTAAAAGTTGAATTAATAGATTGTGGGCCATCTAAAACTATTAGCTTAATTATGCTGTCAAGAACAAATCCCATATTAATCCTATTTTATATATTTAAATTTAAACCAATCTTCAAAGTTCATTATTCGATACTTAGATATACTATCGTCGTTATAATTCTTAGGAAGATCCCTTAAATAATCCCTATATTCTCTATATAGTTGTTTATTTTTAGTATCTATTTTATTATCAGCTAGTTGAGTCCAATCTGTCTTGCTAAGCAATTGATTTCTATCTAGCCTTAAATTATCCCAAAATAACTCTAGTACATTTTTTCCCAAGTTATCTTCTACAAAATAGAACTTAGGAACTATTTTATAATATTTCTTTTTTACTGCTTCTTTTTTTGAGTTAAGCATCTCAATTTCTTTCTCTTCCGCAATTAGCTTTATGTAGTTTGGGTTTAAAAACTCTTCAGCTATCCAAGTTTCTTTTTTATCCCAAGCGTCAAATTTACAATGATAATTTCTATATAAAAGAGCTTCTTCTTTATTCTCAAAATTTATAATAGTTATTTTATCAGTTTCTATCTCTTTTATTTTAATATAGAACATTGTCTATATAACCTTATAATAAATCTCTGGCCGCTTGACGTAGAGCACTTATTTCTGAAGGAATTGCCGTTCCTGTATCTGCTTTTCTAATAGCATACCAATCTGTATCTGCTAAATATTTTCTAGCATTAGCTTTTGCTAAATCTGATGCTACTTGAGAACTAATGTCTTCAACACTGTAACTAGCTTGAGCTGCTAATCTCACATGGGTTTGAATCATCTGTCCATCTATTTCACTTTCAATTATCTCTAGTACATCTTCTTGTCTATATGAATCGCTTATTGGAACAACTCTAATGTCTAAACGTCCTAGTTTAAGTTTTTGTTCAGATAACCAGCTATTTGCCAATTCTTCTGATTCAAAACTTCCGCTCCATTGTCTATTGTCTAGTAAATTTTGTAAAGTAACTTTAAACATATATTATTCCTTAATTAAATCTTGAAAATACTAACTTCATTTCTTGATGCAATAGTTCTTAAATTTGTAGACCCACCAGTTCTAACTGCTAAAATTCCTATTGTAATCGTTTCTCCTTTAAGCATTTCAACAGCAGTAGATCCCCACATTCCTAAAGATCCTGTAAAAGTTGATGGCCAAGAAGTCATCATATTTGCAAAAATATTTACACCCAAATCTTTAGATACGGAAATTCTTAACCCATCTCCAGTTGTCCAAGCCGAAGAAGCAAACTCTAAAGAACAATTAACTTGATAGTATCCAGTAATTGGAGCTGTAAATTTCCAAGAACTTCCAGTAGTTACAGCACTGTGTGTGTCTGTAATTTTATCTTCAAAATCTACAACATTAAATGTTCCTGAACTATTTGTAATCGATTGTCCAGCATTTGTATTATATTTAGCATAAACAACTTCAGTTGGGGCAACTACTCCAGATGCTTGTGCAATTTTAAATCCAGAAAAATATGTTGCATCTGATCCAGTTGTATAAGCTTCAGAGGCAGAATCATCTTGTCGTATTCTGGCTTGTACGTAATCGCCTTTATTTAAAAAATGAATTCCGTTAACATTACTTCGACATACTCCAGTTCCGCCCATTCTGTATACAGTTCCTTGCATTGCTGTAGTTGTTCCATTTACAAAAATAGTAGGAAGTACAGCATTAGTATCTGCTATAGATGTAAATGTTACGGTACTAGAAAGGAAATAATATCCACTTTCTGGAGCTTCCCATCTATTATTTGCAGCATTAAATCCTCCAGCAGTATCATACTGAACTGTATCTAAAGGAACTATTTGAAATGATCCAGAAGAAGTATGGTTAGCTGCAGTATTTAGATATACTTTAAATGCTATTGCAGAGTTTGATATCGAAGCCGCATCTGATTTAATTAATGCTGCTTCTAAATATGAAAACGATGCTTCTGTTCCACTAAACGCTATATTATATGAAGTATCTGCTTGAGAATCTACAGTAACAGTTATTACATCACCTTTATTAAGTTGGGCCAATGTTGCCGAACCTATTGTTGCCGATGTTGTTGATAAAGTATCTGTCTTATCCATATACGCAAGAACAGTAGATCCATTTTTTATTCGTACGGTCAATCTTTCATCAGCAGTTAGATTTAAATAATTTATATTTGTATTGAGATAGTATAATCCAGATTCTGGAATTGTGATTCCATTTGATGCTAATGTTGCCATTCCTGCTGTATCGAATTTAGTAGCATTTAATGTTACTGTAGTTTCTGTAGATGCAGATACAGTTTGATTAGAAGTTCCTAAATATATTTTACAAGCTGCTGCTTTTGTATTTGTTGCAACGCTGGGAGGTCCAACTTTTACATTATCTAGTTTAAAATCATAAGCAAGTGCTGATGTAGAAGCTACATGCCAAATAACTCTATAGCTTAATGAGTTGCTTGCTGCTTGAAAATAACCTAAATATTTACCTTGTCCGGCATTTGCTTGAATATCCCTTTGAGATGGTTCAATAATTACTGCATTTGTAACATCATATATAAACATTCTCATGTCCGCATCAACAAAATTTGCACTTGTTGTATAGTCATAAGAAATTTCAAGAACTTTTGCTTGGTCTGCAGTATCAATTGTAAAAGCGTATGAAAATCCTTCACCTTGTCTATTTGCGGCAGATTTAGACCATAGTCCTGAAGCTGTTCCTCTAAGTGGTGTAGAAGTAGATCTAACTATTGTTGTAGATGGAGATCCTCCAGTACCGTCAACAGGACTTGTTCCTGCTGCATCTGCATAAGCTGAATATCCAGTAGCATTTACTTCAAAATCTGGATTTGTTGATAAGTAGTTAATTCCTGAACTAGATGCAGAACTTCCTACACCGCCAATTACCATCCATCTTGATTCAGAATTATCGTACTCAAGATGTAAAGAAGCTTCATCTTTAAGAGTTATATTTGATTTTTGTCCAGTAAGAATTCTATTAGCAGCAGTTGCTCCAGTATTATCATTAATAACTATAGAGTTTCCGGTAGAGTTAATTATAGTTAAATGTTCTCCAATTCCTCCAGCTGGTATCATATCGATTGAAGTAAGTGATGCATTTGTTAAACGAATCATCTTTGTAGTTGGAGCAGTTAATGTTGCATTTGCTCCAGTAGCGGAATCTGATGTAATTTGTGTAGATAATTTTTTTAAGAATCTAGTATCATTATTTAGGTTAATTCCTCCGACACCATTTGGAGATACTTCTAAACTTCCATTTGTATCAGTAGTGCTTAATGTATTTCCGTCTAATCGTAAATTATCAACATTTAATTGTGTAAATCCTGTTGCAATTCCTGTATCATCGATTGTTACTACTGAATTTTGAATTACTTTACCTGTAGTAGAGTCAAATCTAACAATTGCATTATCAGTACTTGACGCAGCTCCTGTAGCTTTAGTTTCTACTGAAGTTTCTAAAGATTGAAGAGCAGCTTTAACTGTTGTATTATCTGCAATTGTTGTTCCAGTAAAAGTACCTAAATTTGTTGCATTCTCAGCAACGCCAGAAAGAGTTATTAAGTCATTAACATTTTGATCTATTTCAGCAACTACTGTTGTAGTTTCTTTTGTTTCAACAGATGTTTCCAACGATTGTAAAGCAGCTTTTATTGTGCTGCTATCAGGAATAGTGGTTCCTGTAAAAGTTCCCAATGTTGTAACATTTTCAGCAATTCCAGAAAGAGATATTAAGTCATTAACATTTTGATCTATTTCAGTAACAACTGAAGAATCTGCTTTTGTTTCAACAGATGTTTCTAAGGCTTGTAGTGCTTGTTTATTTGTTTGGTTATCAGCAATAGTAGAACCCGTGAATGTACCTAGGTTAGTTGCATTTAAAGCAACTCCAGATAATGTAACTAATGCATCTTTAGATGCTTCTACTTCATCAATTGCTGTTTGAACATTTGTTGCAGCTAATCCTGAAGTAGCATTGCTATATGAAATCTCGTTTGCTGCATCTTTTCCGGCAACCGCATTATCAACATATGTTTTTGTAGCAAGAGCTGAGGGAACTTGAGTATTGCTCGCTCCGGTTAATGATGTTGAAGTATTAAGAACTCCAGATTTTAAATTATCAACTTCTATATTAGAAACTGTGTTATTATCTACATCTATTGTTTTATTAGTTAAAGTTTGCGATTGATCTTTAGTTACTACAGACCGCTCGGCACCGTTTAGATACGCCTTTAACTCGTTATCTGAACTATTTACTGATAGTTCTCCAGATACTGAGGTAGTCGTTGTTGTGGGACGTAACACGATCCCTTTATCGAAACGTTTTGATATTTTAGCCATTTATTACCTCTATTCTTGTACTATTGCTTTAGCTTTAAATTTTATAGTAATTGTATTAGTATTTGCCTTTGATTCTGCTGTATAAGTAAACTGTCCAGAATTACTACAATCTAGTATAACACCAGTATTGTTTCCTGTATAGTCTAAACTAACATTAAATGTTGTTCCGTTGTATGCTCCTATCGCATTGAATGCTTCGGATTCTGTAGGAGTTGCGTCTGAGTATGTTCTATTGATAAATCCTTCAACGTTTACTTGTTTAACTATGCCAACGTCAAAAGAAAGTCCGCTTACGTTGCCAGAGCTTCCGTTATTAAGAATTGCTTCAGTTAATAGAATGTCTTCGGAACCTTGAACGGTTTGTAGGGAATTGGTTACGGCTTCAGCCCATGCGGTAGCTTCTTCTCCGTAATTACCATCCCCTTGCAAAGGATATTCAAAGCTTTCATTACCGATTTGAAGTGTTTTTGGCATGAGTATTATCCTATAGTGTCGTCTATTTAATAGTTGTTAAATAAGGTGAAAGTGTATAAAAAAGCCCCAGCATTGCACTGGGGCCCGATATAATTTAGATAAGACTAAGTGAATTAGTCTTTGATGTATCTAAGGATCGAAATACAAGAAGGTCTAGTTGTGAAAAGAGCTTGATCAGAATAACATCTCATTTCGTAACCATTTGCATTTTCAAGAAGTTTAAAGAATTCGTCTTCGTATCCAGGTGGATCGAAAGTTACATCTGTAGAACCAATTCTTACCAATTCTTTCTCACAGAAAATATAAGCAAATCCTGCTTTAATGTAAGAAGAAGCGATAATCTTAATCATACCATTCTGTCCGTAGAATTTCAATGACTTAGAACCATTTTCTAATTGAGAACTATTGTAAGATTGATCGTAAGATCTCTTAGCAGATTGTTCAGTTAAAAGGTTTTTCCAAGACTTAGGAGAAACTAATACTGTCATTTCTTCTTCGCCAAGACCTTTTTCAACAGCAGCAGCAACACCTTCTTCGATTTTATCAAAAGAAAGAACCGCTGGAGAAGCTAAAGAAGCTCCAACATTGATGATGTTACCTTGAAATAGAGGTTCTGCAGAGTTATTGATACCGAAAAGAGAAGATCTAATTTCAGCAATTTTATGCAATCCAATTTGCTCTTTATATTCAGGAGTCGCTCCAGCAACTACTGCACCACTGAAAAATACTTTATCAGTAGCAACTACGCCAGCAGCAGTAAGATCTGAAGCTGTAGTAATTTTTTTTGCTTCAACATCAACAGAAACAATTTTGAAACTTCCTCTTAAAGTTGCCAAAGTTGTATCTAAAATGTCAATTGAGTGTCCAGTCATACCTAACCAGATACCAGATGCCCATTCATAATCTTCAACTACAAAGCTAATGTTACCAGAACCAGTAACAGAATCAACTTCAGCTAAGTGTTTTTGTCCGTATAACATAGCACATTCAAGTCTATGGTACATAGATTTCATCATATTTCCAACTAAAAGCTTAGTACCTCTTTCGAAAGAGTTCTTGCTAGAAGAAGCTCTTGAAGCTGCACCAACAGAAATCGCAGAACGTAATACGATTTCGTAACCTTTAATTGAAGCATTTTTCATTGGAAAAGAAACGATTTGGTTAAGAGCAAAAGCTTCGCCTTCACTTCCACCGTAAGTAACTCCACCTTCTAAACCGATAATTACCGGCTCATTGAAGTTAAGACCTAATTGCTTATCGCCTTTAGAAAATTTAACAAGGTTTAAAAACTTAGTTACCGAAGGAACTAGGTCATTAATCTTATCTTGATATACTTCTTTGTATAACCCATTTAATGAAGCCTGGGTGTTGGCTTTTGAAGGATCTAAAGTAGCCATGTGACTATCTCCGTTTATTATTTATAAGTTTATTGTTAGCCATTTATTTGTAATAATTCAACTACTTAGACTAACATATGGTATCATAAATCCAAGATTGGGTATTATGAGCCGAGGAATGAATGCTAAATAATAAAATTATATGTAGACGGGTAGGCTTATTACACTCGTCTACTGATAGTTGTTAAAATTTTAGTAAAGTCTCATAAAATCTTCTAAACTTCTTTTTTTCTTAGGTTCTTCTTCTTTTTTAACTTCATTAGTTTTTGGTTTAACATTTGAAATAGTATTTACTTGTTTTGCTTGTTTTGCAGCATCTACTCGTTTTTTTCTCATTCTTTCTACGTTTTTTTGACCAATATACTCTTCTAAGAACTCTTCAGGTAAGTTACTAAGTAAGTCATTGATTTCTTTTCTTAGTTCATTTTTAACAGTAGGTATGACGTCTTCTGGTGTAACATCGTCAAATCCATTTTCCATAGCCCAAAGCATTGTTTCAGCGATTCTTCCTACTACTTTAGGAGATGCGCTAATGTCTTTATGAGCATCAAGAGTTTGTATGATTTGTTCATCAAGTTCTTTTGCTACTTGATCTTCTAATTGTCGCTTACTAAATTCTGCTTCTTTTTCTTCTCTTTCTTTAAGTTTTTTTCTAGCATCATCTAGTTCTTTTCTCATCTTCTCATTTTCAATTTGCTCAGGAGATTTTTTCATTTCTTCAATACGCTGTTGAATTCTCATTTCAGCTAATTCATCAGGATTTAATCCTAGCTCTTCTAATACAGCCCAAGGATCTTGCTTCATTCTTCCAATTTCTTGACTAAATAGTTTTTTTAACTCAGCAGTTTCATTCATTGCTTCTCTACCAGCAGCTGCTAGTTGAAGTTCTCTAATCAATTCTTTTTCATTAGATAGAT